CCATGTCGGCATCGCAAAGCGGCCTCCGGTTACCGGCTGAGTCAAGAGCACTAATAGTACTTTTAGACGCCTCGGGATTGCATCCCATGGCGCATCAACCCTACTAGCTCCCTTGAAACCTGTCCCTAAAGCACGTACGAAATTAGCAAGTGATCCGGAAGGATACCACGTTGTTAAGGCGTGCGCGACACCCATGGAGTGCTGAGCTGCTGCCCAGAACTTTACGGGTAACCCACTAACATGTTCTCCTCGAAAGAAGAACTTCTTAGCGAATTCGAGAGTCTTACCTCTCGCCACGAGGGATTTCGCAATCCCAATCTCCAATCCTATCGTTTTACATAATAACTTGTACTCTCGGGCAACCCCGTCATCGGCAATGATAATATCATCACCAAGGACGGCGTACAGGTCGAACCACAATTTCTGCGATCCCGCTCTGTAGGCTGAGAATTGCACCATAGCATGGTGCGTCAAAGCTAGCATAGCCCAACTTGAGAAGGCTCCCATTGGCTGCCCTACGGCATACCTCAAGTTCACCCCTTTGCGTCCAAGACCAGCCGCCTTAGCGTGATTAGCGCCAAGGTAGTAGTCTCTTCCACAAAGGAGAGCTCTTCAAGTCGCAGCAAAATGTCTCCCAAAGATCTGCCATAACAGCAGACCCTGAAGGAGGACGGGTATTCTATCCGTCGCTGCACTAAGGTCAAAGGAATGGATCCTCTGTTCCAAACTTACTACCTTCAAAAGCCGTTTCACGGGCTTCATCTGGTCAAAAGTTCCGTCTTGAGGGATCTCCCGTAATACGGAAAAGATCCACTCATGCAGTGGCTTCAAGGCAACTTGCGTCCAATAATCCACCATGGCGAAAACCCGGGCTTTGCCCGCAGGTTCTATCTTTACAGATAGTCGGCCGTTTTTAATAGACCCATTTGGGTATTCTCTCCGCTTCCGTAAGTTAATCTCCTTTTGGGAGACCTCTCCGTCCGCTTTGAAAACCTTAATTTGCGATCTAATACGCTCAAGCACGGCAGACGACAACGTCATCCGACGCGCTACGGGCGCAGCCTCCGCCACCTCAGTCATCAGGGTCCACAGGGACTTCGTCGTTCCAGTACCTCCTGGTGTTACCGAGAGGTAGCGGAATAGACTCCATCCCCATTTTCCTTCGGTCCAATTCTTCGCAGAATTAAACCTACATCCGAATGAGGTTGATGGACCAACTTCGCCTCCCTCCCAATCAACGTTCGGGAGATCGGCTGAAGCTTTCATTATGGGCAACACTGATGGTCTCCCAAGGACATCGGTCCCAACGTCCAAGAGTTTCTCACCTGTATGTACTTCTACGTCAGGGATGAACCTACTTCGTATGAAACGACACCATTCCTGAAGGAAAACTCGATTAAGAGTAACCCCAGGATCCGTAATCGTGCCAAACTTATACTTCGGTTCAATTAAC